AGAAACCTCTACAGGAAATCAAAATACATTTATAGGTGCATCAACAGCAGAATCAGGAGTTTGTACAGGAACATCTAATACTGCTGTAGGTGGTAACAATTTCACTCACATCACAACAGGTTCTTATAATTGTGTTATGGGAACGCACGCAATGCGTAATTTCCAAACAGGTGAAGGCAATGTTGTACTTGGATATAATGCAAAAAGATTACACTCATCAGGAGATGATGCTGTAGTTATAGGAAATCATGCAGGCTATAACATGACAACTGGAAGATCAGTTGTTGTTGGTAATGAAGCCTTTTATGATGGAACAAGCACTGATGATTCAGTCTTTATTGGAAACCAAGCAGGGTACAATGTTACTACTGGTTACACAAATATAATTATTGGAGATAGGGCAGGTGATACTTCTAGAACTACTGGATACGGAAGCGTTATTATAGGCTATAAAGCAGGCAGAAGTTCGAACGGTAACGCAAATGTATTTGTAGGCAACGGAGCTGGAACAACAACTTATGGTTCAAATAATACTTGTTTAGGTGTTAGTGCAAATTTCAATAATAATAATAATGGTGGTATTCTTATAGGCTCAAGCGCTTCGCCCGGAGCTGCCGGAACATATGCGACCCTTGCTTATGGTAGTAGTAAATCTTGGATATCACTAGGTGCAACAGGTTGGAGTGGAAGTTCAGACGAAAGATTAAAAGAAAATATACGACCAAGTGAGGCAGGTTTATCATTTATCAATGATTTAAAACCAGTTAATTTTGACTGGAGAAAGAAAAAAGATATTGATCCAGAATTAGAAACTCATAAATCTGACTCAGATGAAAGGTATGAGAAAGATAACCCAATTGGTAAAATTGGATTTATCGCACAGGATGTTAAAGAAGCACTAGACAACCACCCAGAGGTTATATCACATTTATGGGAAGAACAAGAAGATGGTACACAGGCATTAACACCAAATGAATTAATACCTATGTTAGTAAAAGCTGTACAAGAACTATCAGCTAAAGTGGAGGAATTACAAAATGGCTAAAACAGTTGAACAAATACTTACAGGAGCAAATGATTCTGTAACTTTAATTAATCAAATTAATGATGGTGACTTTTCATATTTTCAAGAAGGATATACACAAGAAGTTGTAAATCGTAGAGTGCAAGAAAATGTAGACTATCTTGAGCACGTATTAGCCATGTCACCAATAGATGATGATGACCCTACACCTGATGTAGCAGGCTCGTCTATTGATAAGTCTAGCTATACAACGGCAATAGCAACTGGCAAACAATACATAACAGATAATTCGTAAAAAGTTAATTTGAGATACAAACTATTATAAATAGACTTATAATAGGAATTAATTATGGCTCAACCAAATAGTAGAACAACACTTGTCGATTATTGTTTAAGATCACTTGGAGCTCCAGTGATTGAAATTAATGTTGATGAAGATCAAATTGATGATAGAATAGACGAAGCTCTACAATTCTATCAAACATATCATAGTGATTCTATTGAGAAGTTTTATTTAAAACACGAAGTTACAAATTCATCTTTAACACTGACAGCAGCTGTTGCAAGCAATTTTATTGTCGGTGAAAAAATTACGGGTGGAACCTCTGGTGCAGAGGCTATTGTAAAAACAGTCTCAGGAAGTACAATCACATATAATCGACCAACTGATTTAAATAAACCCTTTGCAGCTGCAGAAACAATTACGGGTGATGGCTCAAGCTCAACAGCAGTAATATCAAGTATTACAAAAGGAGATATTGAAAATGGATATATTACAATATCAAATTTAATTACTGATGTTGTAAGAGTTATGCCAATTCGAGATTCAGTAAGTTCAAGCGATATGTTTGATATCCGATATCAAATTCATTTAAATGATTTACATTCAGTTGGCTTTATGGGTAACTTAACAGAATATGTTATGAGTCAACAATATCTTTCTTTATTGATTTAGTAATTGATTCAGATAATAAACATATTAACTTTGATAAGCATACAAATAAATTAGATATCTTTATGGATTGGGATGAAGAAGTACAAAAAGGAGACTACTTAGTAGTCGAATGCTATCGTATTATTGACCCAGATACTTACACTGATGTTTATAATGATTACTTCTTAAAAAGATATGCAACTGCACTTATTAAAAGACAATGGGGAACCAACTTAATTAAGTTCGAAGGTATGGTAATGCCAGGTGGAGTTACATTTAATGGTCGTCAAATTTTTGATGACGCAAACGAAGAGATCACAAAATTAGAAGAAGAAGCAAGATTGAATTGGGAACAACCAGTCGACTTCATGACAGGATAAAACATGCCGAGAAATGTATATTTTTCTCAGGCCGTAAAATCTGAACAGAACCTTTACGAAGACCTGATAATCGAATCACTAGGAATTTATGGACAAGATGTCTATTACATTCCACGCACTCTTGTCAATCGTGATAATGTATTAAACGAAGACCCAGCATCAACATTTGACGATGCATATCTCTTAGAAATGTATATTGAAAACACTGAAGGATTTGAAGGTGCTGGAGATTTATATTCTAAGTTTGGATTAGAAATTCGTGATGATGCTACATTTATCGTATCAAGAAGAAGATGGGAAACAAGAGTTGGTGTCTTTGATGATAATACAATAGATCCAAGACCACAAGAAGGCGATTTAATCTTCTTACCAATGACAAACTCATTCTTTGAAATATCATATGTAGAAGACGATTCACCGTTTTATCAGCTCTCTAACTTACCTGTATATAGAATGCAATGCTCATTGTTTGAATATAACGATGAGGACTTTGATACAGGTATTACATCTATAGATGATGCAACAGCAAAAGTTGCTTATCAACTTCCTATGGATATTACAATTACAAGTGGTAATCATTTTGAGGTAGGAGAAACAATTGAACAAGTTCTTGTAGCTGCCGTTGGTGATACTCCTGCAGTCAAAGTATTTGGTGAGGTTCAACAAAGAACTAAATCATCAGATATATCAAGTAAAATATTCGTATCGAACATTGGTGCTTCTGGTACTACCACAGCAAAAGACTTTACCGTTGGTGGTACAATAACAGGATTAACATCTGGATATACTGGTACTATTGCTACGATATATAGTGATTTAACAGATACCACAGGTCAAGCATGGGCAACAGATGAAGCTGCTCAAAATATTGATTTTGAATTAGATGCTGATGGATTTATTGACTTTAGTGAGTCAAATCCATTTGGTGATCCATCGGAGACATACTAATGTTTGGAGATCATTTCTATCACGCAACAATGCGTAAATCAGTGGCCGTATTTGGTACACTGTTTAATAATTTAAAAGTCATACGAAAAGCAACTGATGGAAGTGTTTTAAATCAGGTAAGAGTTCCATTAGCTTATGGACCTAAACAAAAATTCTTAGCAAGGTTAGATCAAGAGACTGGTTTTGATGCTGGAATGTCTATTAAATTACCAAGAATGGCTTTTGAGATTACAGGTCTTTCTTTAGATACTACTCAAAAGCTTAATAAGATGAATAAGATTGTTGAGACACATGCCTCTGATGTTGGTAAAAAGAAAACAATAAAACATCATACTCATATGATATTGGTATGTCATTATATATTATGGTAAAGAATCAAGATGATGGATTACAAATTGTTGAACAAATATTACCATACTTTCAACCAGAATATAATGTTACAATTACTCCTGTTGATGGATTTGCTTATAAGCAAGATGTTTCTGTAATACTTGGTGGTGTGCAAATAGAGGATCAATACGAAGGAGAGTTTACAGAAAGAAGAGTACTTATTTATCAATTAGATTTTACAATGAAGATGAAGTTCTTTGGACCAACAGCCGATCAAGCAATTATACGTGAAGTTAATCTTGACTTCCATGATAAAGATGTTACAACTGCTTTATTTGAGGAAATGGACTTTACTGTGGTGCAAGCGATGATGCAGATGACTATACAGTTACAACAACAATTACACAGGATGGTACTGAATAATGGACAAGCGAGAAAAAATGACAGCAAGTTTAGAAAAAAATCTACCAGTTGTAGAAAAAAATAGACCTCTTAAAATAGATAAAGATATCAAAGATGATTATGAGTTTTCTCGTAAGACATATAAAGACTTAATCTATAATGGCACAAGATCAATGGATGTATTATCTGAATTAGCAATCGAATCAGAACATCCAAGAGCATTTGAAGTTCTTTCACAAACAATTAAAAATATAAGCGATGTCACAAAGAATCTTATGGATCTGCAAAAACAGAAAAAAGATTTAACAAAAGAAGAACGTGAAGAAGCAAAAACCGTGACGAATAATAATATGTTTGTAGGAAGCACAACTGATCTACAAAGAATGTTATTAAATAAAGATAATGTGATCGATGGCGACGTTAAAGAATAATGAGTTTGGTTACCTAGGTAATCCAAATGTAAAAAGAGACGGAGTCGAAAGCTCTTTTACAAGAGAAGAAATACTCGAATATCAAAAATGCATGCAAGATCCAGCATACTTTGCAAAAGCTCATGTAAAAATTATTTCACTTGATGAGGGATTAGTACCATTTAATCTTTATCCATATCAAGAAAAGATGTTTAATCATTTTAAGGATAATAGATTTTCTATTGTTTTGGCTTGTAGACAAAGTGGTAAATCAATATCATCAGTTGTTTATTTGCTATGGTATGCTGTATTTCACCCAGAAAAGACAATTGCAATATTAGCAAACAAAGGTGCTGTTGCAAGAGAGATGTTAGCAAGAATAACATTAGCTTTAGAGAATTTACCATTCTTTTTACAGCCAGGATGTAAAGCTTTAAATAAAGGAAGTATCGAGTTTAGTAATAATAGCAAGATAATTGCATCAGCTACGAGTGGTAGTTCAATTCGTGGTTTATCTATTAACTTATTGTTCTTAGATGAGTTTGCATTTGTAGAAAATGATGCACAGTTTTACACATCAACATATCCTGTAGTATCTGCTGGTAAAGATACACAGATTGTAATTACATCTACTGCCAATGGTATTGGTAATG